ATGCTGATACAGCTGTTCACGGTTGAACGTCTTGGGACCGCCATATTTTTCAAACAGTCTTTTTCCCTCTTCTAGCCGCCGATCTTCCATTGTAACTTTCTTTTTTTTCGAAGTACTTGTTGATTTTGAGCTTGAGGTTGACGTACTTGTTGATACTTCTACCGTATCATTCACTTTCCCGTAATATTTTTCAAACGTTTCTTTTCCTTTTTTCAAATTATCTACTTTGTACCGCTCCATTTTTTCCTCCACTTGTCTGCTGCTGCATTCCACGCAGCGTTAGATTCCAGATAATTTTTGTTAGCCTGTACCACATTCAAAGCGCTTGGTATATCCATCTTACTAAGCAGGGTCTGCGGATTTGATTTTGCATCCGCTTTATCTTTATACATATCTACGATTCCCGATTTCTGCAGATAATTCATCATGGTATTCGCTGCGTCTGCTCCCTCTTTCTTATACACATCCGTGTAAGTATTCTTTGCATCCGCCCATGATATCGTCGGAGTTTCCGATGATGAAGAGGAACTTGATTTCTTCTTCGACGAAGACGATCTTCTTCTTCCACCCGAGCCGCCCGAGCTTGCCACTTTCTGTCTGGCAAGTGCCATCTCAGCCTCCCAGTTCGCCTGCTCCTGCGCCGCCTGCTGCTTCTGGAATGCAAATTCCTGCGCCCACTGGTCCGCCGCTACCTGGTCCTGATACTGGCCATAGTCATACCCGTATTCCTGGTTATATCTGCCGTTATAATAATTGAGGTCATTATAGTAATCGCTGACCGTATCTCTATATCGCTGATAGTCCGTGTTATCAAGACCAGTTACTACATTCATCTGATTATAGAGGTTTTGTCCCTCGTCATTGTATCGCTGGTATGCACGGTCGTAGAAGTCCAGGGCTTTATCGTTCAGCATAGAGACATAATTATCATAAGCCTGCTGCCCGGCGGCCGATGCGTAGGTATTGCCATAACCACCCGTCAATGACGCTGCGTTCCCCATCGTGTCACGCATCGCAAGATTTCCCTGGCGCATATACTGATCGCGGTACATTTTATATAGATCATCGTTTACCATATCCTCCGAGGTGTACGAAAATTTCGGACGGTTCATGATATTATCCAGGATACTTGAGATCTGATCTTCGTACTTACTTTCAAATTCATCCGGCTTGTTCTTCTCCAGATTCCGAGTTTTATTGTAGTATTCATTCACTCGGCCAGACCTCTGGTACATCGGCTTCGCCTCGGTCGAACCGCTTGCCGTAGCTACTCCCGCTGTTACATTGCTGGACGGGTTCGATGGTGCTGCATTTGCAAGCTCCTGAATCTTCGCTGCATTATTTGTCGCTGACCCGTTCTGCAGCATTCCCAGCAATTTTGTATTCTGGCTTGCCGTCCCGGAATATCCAGATATTCCATACTCTTCGGCAAGTTTCCGTCTGGCAGCGTAGCTGGAATCCCTTCCGGAGCTGCTCAGATAATCAACAATACTTCCAACCGCCATTATTCATCCTTCCCTTCTTCTTTTTCTTCGATAATCTCGCCCGCATTTAAGATAGCAGCAACCTTTACCAGATTCTCTGCCTGGGTAATCCCCTCCACTTTCATTCTATCGAGAGCACTGACAATCGCTTTGATGGCGAGCTCTTCATACACATATTTTTTCATGGTACCTCCTAACTACTGCTTTCCAAACTATCCAGGCGATCATAAATATCCTGGATCGTTTCTCCCACGCCCCAATAATGAGTCTTTCCGGAGAATACGGGGTGGTTCAGATAAAGTTCCTGCGCGTAGGCATTAGACGGTGAAAGAACGCAGCCATAGTGATCCAGAATCCTCTGCGGTTTTGTGTCATTGATATTTCCTGTGCCATCCCAGCCAGTCCAAAAGCAATACAAATCATTATCACCCATTCCTGTGCTCTGATCGCCGGTGCCTAGATATTGTCCCATGCTGGTATCAAACGTATAGAATCCTCCGATATAAACCTCGTCTTCATTGGCTTCAAATGCTCCACCCTTGCAGCGGATTCTTGAACCAGTGATCGTTGCACCTTTTACATTTCCGGAGAATGTAGCATTTCCGGAAGCATCTAACTTGAAATTCGTTGAATTTACCACCAGACGATTTCCGGATATCGTAACCTGTCCCGATTCCAATGAAATCTCCGACGATACGGTTCCTTTCGTTACTTTCATATCGATTTTGCTGTCTGTAACTTTAAACTTTGCATTCGTATTCTTTTCGAAATCGCTCACTTCAACTTTCAAACCATCCAAATCGAATTTCAGGGATGCTACCCTTTTCTCATTCTCCAGATATTTCTGCAGCGCCTGATTGGAATAGTTATCTTCCGGAGTAAGATTGTTGAACATATATTTAAGCTGTTCGTTGAGCTGATAGAGATATCCTGTCAGTTCTTTCGTATCCATACTATTAAAGCCATCAATCGCTTTGAACTGTGCCATCAGATCTCGCTCCCTTCGTTGATGTACTTTCCGACGGCAATCAATCGGGCTTTTCCCTTGCCTTCTAACCTCCACCGATAATAGAAGCAGCGCATCGGCTTAATTGGAATCGAATACGTCCGCTTTTTATCTGCGAAGATGGTAATCATCCGGCGGAAGGCTGCATCTGAATCGTGTTTCAGAAACACATCCACCTGGCTTCCATGTTCCAGCTCTATCATGAACTGAATCTTTCCAATGTACTTTCGATTCAGGCTCCCTTCTTCCAGATCTCCCGTTTCAAGATACCATTCGACCAGCTCATCCCCTCCGGTAATGGTACGGACGCTTTTATCCTGATCGACATAATAGAGCTGCCCTCCTCCGGGTGCGGTAAGAAGCATCTGCGTATCATCTTCTTTATGCCAGAGCCGTTTTGCTGTGTCATAGACCAGCAGTTGTTTTCCTTTTCCTGTCTCAGCTGACAAATAGTATTTTCCTTGGTATTTCCCTGCGATTCCATCCGACAGTGTGAGTTTTTCCAAAACATCCGACAGTGCAAACGGAACTCCGCCGGTATAGCCGTATACGCCCGTTCCGGAAAGATAGATCAGTGTAGTCCCGACCACCTGAACGCTGCCGCTGCATCCGTTTTTTACCCCCGGCGCTTCCTGTGTTTGAATTTGGATATTAGACGGCTTATTGCCAAACACCTTATGAATCATATGTTCTTTAAAAAACAAAGCATATCCGGAATACGTGGCTGCTGCCGTGAAATCTCCATCCGATCCAATCGTTGCCGCATAGGAGTCTGTCGAAATACCTTCAAAAACGTTCCAATTCAGAGGATCACCCAGCTTGCTCGCATAAACTTCATGGTTTTTGCTGCTGCATCCCCACAAGCGATTTTCACATTCCGTTAAAAAATCCATATCCGGTACTTTCCGCTTTATCTTCAATCCACTCGCCTGTGTAAAACTATTTTCTAATACACCGATGATTGTAATGCTATCATCCGTTTTTGCCTGGATAGTGGCCGTTTTATTGTAATCTGCATTCGTGCATCCGGATATTTCCACGCCGTCATACTGATTGAATTGCTTTCCGATTCCGGTGCAGGAAATTTTTGTATAGGTTGATCCGGTATATGACGGTGCAAACGTCGCCGCCGAAGCCTGGATAAAAGATTTCTCCATTGAACCAAATTCCCCGGAATCCGTATTTAAGTAAACCTTATCCGGGAAAATGATGATATAGGCTCCCATTCCGACCATGACTTTTTTGCCATCTGTCAATGTTCCTTTTTCCTGTTCCTTATAGTACAATTTTTCTCCATCCACATACGCCAGTCCATTTTTCCAATAAAGTCCGTTCGGAGTCTCCAATGTCTTTATTGACTCTCCACGCGCCTGACGCGGTCCTGCTGCTGGATAGTAATCAGAGGACATATTTTTCATATCTGCGAAATATCCATCCTGGACACTCGATCTGGTATCTAAGCCACCGAACACTCCTTCCTGTTTCTTGGTTCTGGTAATCGGATTTACGATTGGCAGACGCATCTTACCACCCCCTAAACTGCGCTTTTTCCTTCGGCATATGATTTCTACGGTAATAGGACGCAAAAGCCTGGAAGGACGCCTCATATGCTGCCACGCTGTTGTTATAGCGTTCGGTTTCCTCGTTCTTATAGTCAATCTTGGCAGCAAGATAGTTTACATAGATATCTCCAAATCGATCCGGCACCATAAGAGTCTTTTCAGAGTCACGGTCGTAATCGTATCCGTCAAATTCTATTTCATTACCTTCTGCCGCATTGAGAATATCATCCACGACCATTCCTTCAACTTCTGACAGCCACGCCGTTTTTACCCTGGCATCATACTGATTTAATTTTTCATCATCCACCCTCGCCAGCACTTCCACTATTTTCATCACATCGCCTCCTTGGGTTTTATTGTGCCAGATTCCTATATACTTTTCTCCCACGCAAAAATGCCCCACCAGGCATGTGGCAGGGCATCTCGTTAATATCTCTTGAAATATGCAGTTTTTCACGTGGACTCGACTGGAAAAATTCTTTCTTCGTCTCTGCTTCGTTTTGTCACAGGATATGTCCATCTTCCGCGATTCTATCCGCCGTCAGCATCCAGCCGTCAGAATCGAACGCATACAACTGTCCATCAATCCGGCAGACTGTATCATGCAGATATTTGTAACCTTTCAGGACATACCACCAACGTCCATCCTGCCAAATCCAGCCTCCGACATACTCCCCGGAAATCCATCCGAGCGAGGTCTCGATCCAAGGTTTTCCATTTACAAAGCACTTCCGAAGCGGCTGCACGTGCTCTCCGTTATTATAACGTCTTCCGGAATCTGCCCCGCCCGGGATTGTTCGGATAATCAATGTCGGCGATGCCAGAATGCACAGACCGCGCACGCCGCTCTTTACCTCTTTCAGATCGGCGATCGATACCTGCGGGGCGCTCGGCTGTGAAGCTGCAGCTCCATCCTCCGCCGCCCAAGTCTTTTTGAAATTCTCAAATGTCCCATATTTCTGCTTCAAAATTCCCGTGCCGCTGCCCCAGTCCGGCAGATAAAGATGCGGTTTGTCTTCCAGGCTCTTCCAATCTCCTCCCCAGGCAAGTCCCAGCCCCTTGGCAATCTCAGCCGCTTTTTTAAACATTCCTGTTCTGTCATTAAATGCATCATCTGACGCGCTGCCATCTCCATCAATGTCCATTATTAAATAAAAATCAAAGGCGATTCCCCACTGATGCTGTGAACTGTAGCTGCTGCCCGGTGCATTGGTTACCTTTTTTCCCGGTTTTGTACGTCCCTGAGCATAGAGGGCATCCTGCTCTGCTACTGTCCGGAATGTTTCCCCAATCGTCACTGCAATCCCTTGTGTCACACAGGCTTTCATCCACGCACCCGCAAGACGCTGGAGACGTGGATGGCACAATGTAATATCTCTCATATTTGTCCTTTCTACGAACACAGGGCGGAAAATATCCGCCCTAAATCATTATTTGCACTCATCTGCCGGTCCCGGCTTTTTTGTTTCTGCTCCCGGTCCTACCGGCGTGTTCCCTTTTCCTTCTTTTGCCGGACCCGTGCAGCCAACATCACAGGTGCACTCCGGATCAACCGTCATTTCCGGATGCCCTAATTTCTGCGCTTTCTTGGCGCTATAGTTATGTACTTCGTTTGCATTCTTGTTTCCATGTAAGTTGCAACTCATCTTTCTTTCCTCTCTTTCTATTTTCTTGCTTTCTCTGCCTGGGTTCCGAAATAAAACCCTACAATCATAGTAAAAATGCTCATGTATTCCTGTCCGGATACTTCTCCGGAACACGTCAGCCCAATGAATCCCGCTGTCAATGCTAATGTCATAAGGCTTTTTACATCAATCAGTTTCGCAAGTTTTTCTTTCAAGCTCTTCCCTCCTCCAAATCCTGGATACGATGATTCGCCACTCGGATTTGTTCCTGCATGACAGCCTGCATTTCTTCCAGCTTATACGTGCGTTCGATTACTGTATTATGCTTTTCAACTTTCTTTTCAAGCTGCCCCATCCGGTATGTCATGAGCTTCGCCGATGCAATCACACCTGCAAAAGCCCCCAGGACACCTCCGCCGGACGCGATCAAGGCTACTGCAATTTCTGTATCGATCATTCTATCCCTCCGGATGCTCCTCCAACCATTTCTCGGTTACCTTACGCCAATATAACGGCACCTTTTCAAGTGTCATTTTCCCGTCTCTGATTTTCTTTCCATAAAAAGCCCCCATCACTTAGCACCTCCTTTCTCCGCAAGCTCACTCGCCGCAGCACCGAGATCTATGATCGCCTCATCCTGGATCTCCTGACTTTCTTCCAATGCGTCCAGACGTTTTTCTTCGGATGTCTTTTCACGCATATTAAAGCTGGTTTTTACTTTGCCCCCTTCAACAGCGGATGTTTCAGAAACCAGAAGGACATCTTCATATTTTCCCACCGTCAGACCGTCTGACGTTTCGATCCGGATCGATTTTAGATTTTCGTCTGTCAGCTTTTTCCAAATCTCCAGCATAGTCTCCCGACTCTCGCTCTCAACCTGAAGCGCGCCTAGAGATGCTCCTGCCACCAGGTCAATTTTTGTCCCATCTTTTAACACCAATTTATCCATCTTACCCTCTCCTCCCTACTGGATTCCATTCCACGCCATCTGAAGCAGAAAGCCCAGAAGTTCCCAGATTTTATTTTTGATTCGTTCCATACAGATTTCGTACCCGATTTTTTCAGAATAGTTTTTTTCATCGACGCATCCGGTTGACTCCACGATTTCAAAACCATTTCTGAGAACACAGCGCACCACTGTGGTTTTTGTTCCCATCGTTTTCGTCTCCGTGTAGGCAATAAACTCATCTACCATCTTCTGGCCGATGCTGACGCCGGACGGCAGCTCCGGATTGTCTTCCAGTTTCATATATGCCTTTTCAAAGGTGTTTTTAGGTAGCCAAGATACGTGTCCGTCCGGATCCTTTGTAAGATATCCTTCATCAAGAGGATTCTCATCCGCCGGAACACTCCATCCGCGATACGCATTGTAATCGCCTCTTGTCATTGGTTCTACTTCGAACATTCTGCAACCGATATATTTTTTCACAATATTCTCCTCTGCTTAACTTTCTTTATGATTCAGCCAATAATTACAATCTGAAAACTCACTAATCCATACCCTATGTTCACAATGGATCTTATGAATACATTTCCTACACTCCGAAAATGGAATAGCCAAATCTTTGGCTTATTCTATTAGCTTGCAAAGTAGAAGCCTCATTCGACGAATGTCCAATCTTCTGCGAGCATGTCTGCCTGTGAAGCAAGCCAGCCCATCTGAATTCCGGAAGTTCCAACAAAAGCCACAGCTTTGTTTCCGATTGCATCGTGCTCGCAGTTTACAATCTCCCCTTCGGCAGTTTTATAAGAAATGCCGGATGCCAGCTGAATGTACTGTTTCTTTCCATTCCATCCCTTACGCGCTACCTTTAAACCGCGCTTCATGTACTTGATAGCATCGCCGAAAGAAAATGTCGCTTTACCGCCCATGATTTCGCAGTTCTTGGCATCGGCAATTTCCCATTCGTCTGACTGCATATTCATCAGTGTGTATTCAACTTTCTGAGTCTCTCGAATATCCAACAACTCTCCCTGTTCGGTTCCCTGCGGTCTGCACTGGATCATAATCGTTTCTTCTTTCGGATCCCAAAACCAGAACCCACCCCAACTTGGCAACTTTACCTTTGCCCCCTGTTTCATTGCTTCAAACGCTTCACTGAATTTCATTTTTTTCTCTACCTCTCTCTCCTTTTTTACGATGTTATTAACTTTGTTGATTAATTCTGTTGGATCACTCATCATACGACATACAAATTCGTTATTGTGATAAACATCATACACATTATCGAATTCACTTCTTCCCCAGCAATCGTGTCCATTTTCGATCTTGTTTTTCTTTACTGTGAACATTTCGCCCCTCTATTACTCAGCTAAATTACGATTTTAGATATATCCCATCATTTTCGCGCCCCGTGAAAATGGTTTTTAGTTTCTCTTTTGCCACGTGGCTGCATTTG